AAGTATCCTAAACCAACTACTGGTCCTGATGCTGGTCAGTATAAATCTATTCGTAAAGTAAACCAGGCAGGTAATGAGATTAGTAGATCTGGTCTTGGTATTGAAGCAACCGCAACCCTTGGAACTCAGATTGAGTTGACATATTCTGGAACATTTGTTGTTCCCTCTCAAACTATTCCATTGAAAGGAAAACCATCCTGGACAGTTGGAACTCTGGCAGGTAAGGTTACCGACACCGAGACTGTTGACGCTAGTGCAATTCATGGTCACTTACACTTTTTTGCAGGTGTTAGAACTAGAATTAAGGCAACAAATGAACTGGACACTGCGTCGCCAACCACATATTTGGATCCTCAAGCAATTGGACAGGTTGCTTATTTCAACGCATCAACTGTACCTCTTCAGGATTGGTTAGATAATACAATGGCACCTGGAACCAGTAGTTACCCAGGAAACAATCAACCTCCATGTAGAGCAATTGCATCAAACAAAGTTGCTGATGGATTGGAGTTTTACTTTGGTTCACCAATTTTTGCTGACGCTACAGCATATAGTAACGCTTGCTATAACAATGGTGCCTTACTACAAACTGAATGGTTTTACTATTGTCTCACTGATTATGAATGGAACAACTATCCAGTCGGACAGTCATCATTTGGTGTAAATAATCTAGTTCCTCAGGTTATTAGTGGAACTCCACTGCTCTTCGGTTGTGGATTCATTAATGGTCCTACTGCTATTAGTAGTTCAAATGCCGATGTTGATGCGACTTACATTCAACCTTTTGTACCTCTAGACTGGAAAGAAACGTATTTGGATGATGTTGTGCCTCTAAATAGCACAAGCGATGGTTCCGCTGTCTATTCAACTTTATTCAATGAATTCTCTGAGACTACAGAATTAGATCAAGAGGGTGATCCCACCGCTCACGCACACAAAGTAACTATTGATAAAGGCGACCATACATTTGCCTTGAAAACAGACCCTCTGGAAATTTCTCCAGATGCACTTACCACTACACTAAACCTAACTGTTGATCAATCAGCATCTCTAGATAGTGTTTCGGGACCATTTATTGTTTTAGAATATCTAATTAAAGTTTAAGCAATGGTAGCATCAACTCCGCCATCTTATAGAAGTAATAGACCTCTATATTACACTGATAAAGCAGCAGATTCTGGTAATATTGGAAGTATTATTACTACTTTCAAAGCAATTGATGATGTTTACGATAATTCTTATGTTCCATTCACTCCATATGTGAAGCAGAATGGCAATGCCAACACTGGAACAAATCCAGAGTATCAGTTCCCTGGATATTTGTACTGCGATGGTGCAGAATATAATATCGCAGACTTTCCTGCATTGTATCAAGTTATTGGCAATGAATATGGTGGAGAACCCAAGCAAGGATTAACAATCGTTAGTGGTGGATCTGGATATTCTAGTGGAGCATTAATTACATTTGAAGCACCGCCTGGATATGATGCTGCAAACCCAGGATCTCTTCAGATAATTGAAGCAAATCTAACGGTTGAAAATGGAGCAATTACAAATGTTGCAGTAACTAAACTGGGATTTGGATATGATCCTGCCAATCCCCCTACATTTACTGTTTCTGGTGGTGGTAGCGGACTTCAGTTAAGTTTCAATTTCTCAGGACAGGGTGCTTTACAGAGTATTTCTCCAACAAACGTGTTGAACTATGTTGGTGACCCAGATCTTGGTACATTTGCTGTTCCAGATTTAAAAACCAGAAAAATTGTTGGTTATGGCAACGTATATGGACCAGGAACACCTACTGCTGGTCTCCTTACTCTTGGTGTTGGTAAGGACTACACTGGTGGATCTTGGATCCTCACAAAAGCAGCGCAAGGTGGATATTTTTCTCTTGGTACTATTACAACGACTGGATATACTAGTGTTATTGATAGTGCTTCAACTCAGATTGTTGGATCACAGACAGTTTCTGTTGAGATGACTGCAAAGAGACTGCAGTCAGTTCCTCAGCACACTCACTATGTCTATCATACTACTGCAAGTCAGGACTTGGCTGCTAGATCTGGATATAGTGGCGACAGATATCTTGCAGAGTATACAAACGGACAGAAGTCTCTGTATAGTTTCTTCCCAGTTGGCGGTCTTGCATTTGAACACTCGCACGCACTATTGAAGCAACCTTTATCTGATAATACTGTCGCAACATACGATATTTTTGACTGGGTTCCTGGAGCACAAGGAACAGGATCTACAAAATTTGGATATGAAAACGATCAGTATTACATGGCATCAGGATCACAGGGTGCTGGAACATATGAATTGATAACATATGTTCCCATCACTGTTTTCAAATCTTTCAGTAATTCTAGTGTCATTGGTGGTAGAACTGTATTTGCTGGTGCAACACCAATTATTGAATACAATTCAACCAATTCGTATACGACTGCTGGAAACTATACATTAGCAATGCCTGCTGCATGGGAAACCATGCAAATCGTTGCAGCAGGTGGAGGCGGTGGTGGATCCTCAGGTGATACTAGCGCAAACGATGGTGGTACAACTACAGTCACTATTGGTAGTAGTCTAACAGTAACTGCTGAAGGAGGTGGAGGAGGAAATAACTCTGCTGGTGGAAGTGGAGGATCTGCAACTATATCGGGAACTGATGCAGGTAACTTTTCGCAGATTATTGATAAGTCTCAAGCAGGACAGAGTGGATCTACTGCTGGACCATTCTACTATGGTGCTTACCCAAATAACCCAGATAATGCTGGACAGGGTGGATCTGTAGCGGCAGGCAATGATGGTGGTGATGGAGTAAATAAGTTTGTAAGTGATGACGGATATACAGGATCAAGTACTTATACCTCCAGCGGCAGTTTTAATCTTACAACCCAGTATTATTTTACTGAAATTCTTATTACAGTTGCTGGCGCACAAGGTGTTTCTAAGGGAAATGCTAATGGTGGTAATGGTACAAATGGTGGTCGCGGTGGATATGGATCAACATTAGTATTGAATGTCAAGAACCCAGGATCTGGAATTTCCGCAAGTTTTACAATTGGTAATCAAGGTAGTGCTAAAACTGGTGGTAGTGGATATTCCAGTGGTGGTACTGGAGGAAATAAGAATGGTAGCGGACAAAACGGTGGCGGTGGTGGTGGATCTACTTCACTATCAATTGGTAATGAAATTGTAGCAGGCGCTGGCGGTGGTGGCGGCGGTGGCGGTTATGATGGTGGTAACTCAGCGGCAGGATATGCTGGCGCATCAAATAATACTCCTGGATGGAATAGTAACACTCCACTATCAACCACATCAAACCTATTTGGCGGTGGTGGCGCTAACGGTGGTAACGCTGGATGTAACGGCGGCGGTGGCGGTGGCGGTGGAGGTGGTATTGCTACCTCTCAATACTCTGGTCAAGGCGGCGGTTATGGCGGTGGCGGTGGCGGTCCTGCTGGTCACGGTGGTGGATCTGGCGGTGGTCGTGGTATGACCTCTTATAAGAGCTCTTATTTTACACAACAAAGTCACTCAACAAATAACAGTGGTGGAGGATATGTTGCTTATTCATATGAAGAGGATAGAAGTTATTGGACAAATGGTGGAGGAGGCGGTGGATCTGGTGCCTACACTTATGGAATTATTGATTCTGACCAGTTGACTGAGAATTCTGGTAATGTAACTATTACCGTTGGTGGCGGTGGTAATGGTTCAGGTGGTGGTGGAGATGGTAACAGCGGTTCTGCTCAAGTTAACTTTGGAGAGATTGTTGGTTATGAAGGCGGTGTTTCTTCAGTAACCGTTGGTGATATTATTATTGCTGCTGATGAAGATGCTGAAATTTATAGTAGTGGCACTGGCACTGGATCTGCGGGTGGATTCAAACTACCTACCACACAACTTCCTGTTGTTGAAATTCTCGGTGGTGGAGGAGGAACTGGTGCGACAGGATCTGTAACTCTTTCAAATGGTGTTGTCAATAGTATTTCTCTTGATAATGCGGGAACTAATTACACTGCTGTCCCAGAAGTTAGAATTAAGCATGGTGCGGGAACTCGTGCATATGCAACAGCAGAAGTAGATCAGGTTACAAAGACTGTTACTGCTCTAAACTTATCTACGTTGTCAACACCAGCAACATATAACAAATATGTGAAATTACGTGGTGATACTCAAGAAAGATTCATTATTATTAAAGAGCACGATTGCACTAATGTAAATAGATTTGTCATTAAAGTTGCTCGTGGAAATGGTCAGAATGGTGGAAACACGCCAGAACATGGTGGTGACGAATTAAAATTATATTA